CTATTAGCTTGAAGATGGGACCAACAGCACACTTAAACTCATCAGACCGAGAATTGATAGCTCGGGGGTGCTTGTAGGTCGGATATGACTCATCTTTCATGAAAGAACTGCATCGGAAGTATCGATGGGCCTTATCGGGGTCCCATATGCTTCCAACGCCATCCCACTGAACGCGTAGCTCTTTTCGGCGCCAGTCAGGGTAATCGGTGTGGGCGAGCCAATGCTCTACCGACACATCCGCATCGCAAACAAGTGGAGTCAAATTGTCGCGGACCCAACGAAACACGAACTGCTCAAACCTCTTTAAGGTCCGTGCATTTGCGTCAGGCGGTTTTATTGCAAACCTCTTCCTCACCCCAGCCTTGGTGGTCCTTGGATCGAGGGGGTCAGCCTTAGGGCAGGCTGCACCTGCCACATGGCATCCCAAACTCACACCGACCGTCGGTCGCATATTGAGCGTGACCGGCGTGGACTCAGATATGTAGGCATCCTCCTTAATCTCCTTAAGTGGATCTTGCTTAACCTCCCCATACCTGTACCCCCCAAGGTACCACCTTTGACCTCCTATCCGACTAGGGTGGACGGGAAATACCCGACTCGGTGTTCAAGGCGATCTTTCCAGATGCCGAGCGCGACCGTCGTGGTATTCCCGACCACATCATGCTTTTTCCAACTAAGGTATTTATCCAAATTAACGGCATGATGGGATTTCGCGAATGATTCCAACCTCTTCTGCGTTGTCAACTCATCGGTCGACTGCATGCAGGTGGGCGTAGACAATTGGGCCAGCAGCTCCATTGATATGAGCATCTGACCGGGCCGATTAGTGAGTTCACCCCAGTAATCCTTGTTGATTAGTCTACCATTAAGCCTAATAGTATACTCAACAAGCCCGTAAATTGCATTAGCGTGCTTAATTTCCGTCATCGACATTGAGTCCGCTCTCAAATCGTCGTGGAGGTAGTCCGTCAAACAAACCATGGCATAACAATGCCTTATGCGGGGGGAGAAGAGATTCCGCTTCCCGCATGACGTCAAATATCCGTCAACCGCCCGCCAGGTGCAAAAACAATACACAATCTGGCAGAGCACCGCAACTTGTATGCGTGCATCATCATGATCGATTACCCATTCGAGATCAGCCAGGCAATCTTCAAGATTGACCCAGAGAATGAGCGCCCAAAAGAGCAGGGCTGGAACTAAACACCACAAGTACAGATACGACTTGGGTGCATCTTCGCTCCACGTGGCTTCAAATGCGTTGGCCCATTTCTTATGTGCCACCGCAACGCCCGTTTCATAAATCTCAACCTTCCTCGTGCTCTCCTTCAAATCACGGGTGAGATTGACGACAGCCTTCGCGGCT